TTAATACTAGAATGTTGGGACGGTATTGACCCTAACTCTGGATGGGTACATGTTTCTTACGTCAACGATGTTGCTAATAGAAAAGATGTGCTAACATATACGAGAGCAAACGGATATACGAAAGGTATTATATAATGGAAGATGGTCCTTTTAAGCAGTATTTAGAACAAAGCACCGAAGGTGTTATTAGACAAGAATTAATAACATATAGAATAGAAGATGGTGTTTTAAAAAGACAAATAGTCACAAGAGATTTTATTGAATCTGGTGACTATCATGATACTTCATACTCACTACCTTTGGTGACTATGCATTAATGTCCACTTTAATTTGTAATTTACCTTCCGTAGACGTATGGGTTAGACGAGAATATTTAAGGGATCATCAAGATGGACATGGGGAATTCGTAAAAGGTGTCTGGGTTACTGCTAAATCTATTCCTGGCAGAAGTTTTTATTTTGAAACTTACCTTCCTGATTATGGTGCTTTGTATGACAAGCTACCTATTTCAGCATTCCTATCGAGCCCCGATACCCCGACCACAGATATGGATCTTTACAATCTTCAGTTTTGGAATTGTATGGATTATGGCGTGGTGTCTATTTGTAAACAATTTATAGGATCAATGTCCTTTGAGATACTAACAAGGGATCACGGTACAATGACGGGTACATATATTTGTACTCTTGATAATTACCATCAAGATCCAGACGTAGCTGATTATTCTACCAGCGAAACACCAGCAGAACATAAATCATTTAATCTTTTAGAATTAAAGAACGGACAGTTCTGTTTGTATCCGAACAATAGAATGAGAGTCTATGATAATTCTTTGACACCTCAAGAGCCATTGCAACCAGACTTCAAAGTAAGTACAATAGAGTACCAGGTTGAGAATGGTCAAAAATTTAGACTTGGTGATACTGACGAATACTTTTGGAAAACCAAAGATGAATGATAGAGTTTGCTTTAGTCTATATGATAGGCACGATAATAATTAATCAAGATCAAACATTTCCCAATGTTAATGATTGTCTGTATTTTGCCAGACGATTAAACGAACAACCAGAGATTCCATATCCAGATGCCAAGTTCAGAAAGATTACAGCCTATTGTAAGCCCGTGCCAAAACGTCTGCAAAATAGAAGATAATATATGTATCGGATGTTTTAGAACTTTAGATGAGATATCTGTGTGGTCTAAGCTTTCAAGCCAGAAAAGAGCAGAAATTATGGAATCAGTGAAAAAACGAGGCTCTCAGATGCCTCAGAATCGTTGAAACATAAGGCTTTGGTATGATTGGTACCTAAAATAGTCTTTTCCTTTGTACATTTAAGATAGATGCCTTAGAATTAATTCATGCTTTTTTGGAACTTATTTCTTTCATTCTAGCCTAGTTTTTTATTTTTAAGAACGAATGTATAAATAAAATGCAGAGTTAAGCATTAACAAACAAAAAAGGAATAGAAATGTTATCGAAGTGGTTTTACAATTTTAAGATAGGAAGAACAGTTTCAGCTTTACATAGTTTAGATGACGCTACATTAAAAGATATAGGTATTCATAGATCAAATATCAGATCACATGCATATGAAATTTTTAAAAATGAAAAGCCTGTAGATGATCCTATGTCAGAGTTACATGATTTGTATGTAAAATCTACTTACTAATCAACCTCGCCCCAATTGTCACATAGAGCAGTATCTACTTCAAAAGGTATCTTTAAGTCTGGTACACAAGTTGTCATAATTTCTACAATCTTATCAGCTTGTGCTTGACTTTCTATATTAAAACACAGTTCATCATGCACAGTTAAGGTTGGGCACAGTCCTTCTTTATAACATTCAACCATAGCTCTCTTGGTCTGATCGGCACTTGATCCTTGTATTAATCTATTCAAAGCTTTGTATGTATAGGCTCTTCTAATTCTACCTTTACTTCCATATTCTTTGATGGCTTGTTCCATAGGTAAAGCTCTGTTAAATCCGAAGGACACAGGTTCGTACATATCAAACCTACACTTACGACCTAGCCAAGTTCTAATAACTCCATGATCTTTTGCACGAGTCATGGCTTTTTCAGATAAAGATTTTAAAAAAGGAACTTTTTCATTATAAGTTTGTAAAAGTCTCTCTGCTTCTTCTATTTCTATATCCATAACATTAGCAAGCTTACCTTTACCCATGCCGTACATAATACCAAGGTTAACTGTTTTAGCTTGTTTTCTAGGTATGTTTGCCATATCTGCAACCATTTGATGAAAGTCAGCATTACCTTCGTGATACATTTTTACAACGTCATCTATTTGTGGGTGTCGATCTACACCTGTCAAGGTGGCACAATAATGAACTAACCATCTTGGTTCTTGTGATGCATAATCAAAGGAACCCCATTTGTGGCCCTCCTCCGGGATAAACAAACCACGAATTAATTTTTTGATCTCAGGATCTCGTGCAGGTATCTGTTGCAAATTGGGGTTGCTTGAACTAAATCGTCCTGTTACAGTTCCTCCACCATCGGATCTTAGGGAGTGAAAATCACAATGTATTCTACCATTATGAGAGTGATCGAGAATAGTATCAACAAATGTCGTATTAGCTTTATTTATTTCTCGAATTTTTATAATCTTTTGTGCAATTGGATGAGTGTTGTTCGCAAGAAATTGTTTTGTAAACATGGGAGCCCCGGACTTTTCTGTGCGAGAGTACGGAAGTCCCACGGCATCAAAGACCTTTGCTACAGATGTGGCGACCCAAGGTTCAACCGTGACTCCAGTTTCCTTGACTATTTCATCTATAAGTGATTTTTCTATTTTAGTTAAATCTTTTTTAGTTTGATGTGCCTTTTCAACATCAACACGAACTCCCTTTGTTTTCATCTCAAACAATACGGGAAGTAAATCTGTCTCTAATTCAAAAATACTTGTGCACTCTTGTTGAGTTATTTTCTTTCTTAAATTTTCCCAAAGTTTTAAAGTTATCAAAGCATCTTGCTCGGCATACTTACCTACATATCTAGGAGGTAGTTGCCACATACCAGATTTAGCATCAACACCAAACTCTTCTGCAGCAGACTTTAATAATTTTTCGTCCTTAAATTCTCCCAAGTAATCTCTAGCAAGTGAGTTAAGGTTATACCATTTTCTATTTTCATCTAATAAAGGTGCTGCAATCATTGTATCTATGATTTTACCTTTAACTTCTATACCCTCGGCTCGAAGCCAACCTAAATCGTACAAAGCATTATGAAACACTTTAGTTATTGTTTCGTCTGCACAAAGTTTTGTTAACCAACTGTACACGGCATTCTTTGGCATGTTGCCAACCTTATGCCCCGTAGGAAAATACCAAGCACTTTCGCCAGCACCAACGGCTATTCCTATTATGTATCCATCTTTCCTAGTCCACCCAGGCCCAAGAGTTAAAAGGTTTGAATCTTTTGTTTCTAAGTCAATAGATATAGTTTTATGTTGTGATAAATCTGGAAGTGTTTGAGGTGGTTCCCAATCAGAATCTACGTTGCCCCACGAAACATCTTTAATATCTTGATCTAGTAAGTGATATTGATCATGATTTGTCATTTATTATTTCTCCACCTAAAGCTGCATATCCGATAACATCTGTCCAAGAATCGTCTTTTGAAATATCTTCAGCGAGACGAGCTACCTTGACTCCTATCATACAAGCCACAACTTCCTCTGGAGTGATTGCACCATTTAATTTTTTATCTAACAGTATAGTCCATATATCGGCTATACGTTGATGATTCTTTTTAGCAGGTCCATACTCCTTGGCTCTCTGTCCATTGATTAGTTTCTCTGCTTCTTTTAAAAAAAATTCTCTATCTTTTTTCATATGTTAAACCTATTTAATGCTGTTGATTCGATTAAGTGCAATGTTTTTTTAGCACGAGTTGCTCCCACATAGAAAGTTCTTATTTCAGAATCTTGATCTAAGCTTTCAACACAGGCCTTGGTTGAGTCAAGTAGTAGAGCTACGTTATCCGCCTCTCCACCTTTGGCTTTGTGAATTGTCGATATCCGAATCCTCGGAGTCCCCGTCAGTATCCTCTCCCCTCGTCTCCTCACTGACATTATGTATGCTACTTCCTGATCCGAGACTTTCAAGACTTTTTGCCACGGTGTCTCGTGTGTAACGCTCAAACTGCAACTCTCTAAAATATCGTCTAGAGTATAAGTTCGTTCTGCATCTAGGGACGATAGTGACTTTCTCCCAGATTTGGAAATAATATTCGGGTTCAATATTTTCGCAAAGCTCTTCAGTTCTGCTGAAGACAAGTTTTGGTTTTTGCATAGTTTAAGCCATACCTCTATTCCGTTAATAACATTTGGGGAAATAGACCAACCAGTGCCTTCTCTCCAATAGAGATACCCGTCTTCTTTGAGACGATTACAGACTTTATTTGTAATGTAATTAGTTCTCGCAAGTACCAACCATTCGCCACTAGTTAAATCTACATCAAGTATATCTCGATGCCATGTTATGGTGCCATCTTTTTTGGCGGGTTGCCATACTTTTGATTGTCTG